GACAATCAGAATCTTTTCATTTGGATCTACTCTTAATCTCCATAAAGCATAAAAAGACGCAAGAATTGATTTACCTAGTCCACGAAAAGCAACAGTAAGACTACGATCTGGCCCATCTTGCATCCATTTACAGACAGAGATCTGCTGCTTAGTTGGGGCATCAGCCAACCCCAACTCTCTAAGCAGATAACAAGTGAAATTAGGGAAGCTATCTCTTAATTGAGGTGGTAGATCTTCCCATAAATTATTCACTCTGCTGTCTCTTCAGTTGTTTCAACTGTAGCTGTTGGTCTTACTGGTGGAGCTAGTAGCTGTTCTTGAACTTCCTCGTCCACGTAGACATTAGACGTATCAGCCTTTTTTAAAGTCTCAGGCTTAACACAGCAAGCACCTTCAAGACCTAACTCCATTCTTTGATTGTTGGTGAGGTAAGGCATAGTCCTTTTTTAACTTTTTCTATTCTGACGTAACTACCGCTAGATACAACAAAACCCCCTAACGCGCGATATGTTAGGAGGCTTTATCTAACCCACGCTGACCACGACCAAGCAGCAAGCATCAGGGCTACTTTATTTTAGCTTACCTTCTAATTCTTTCGACTTTTCTGCCAAACCAGTATAAAAACCATGGAGCTTATGTGTCTTCAAGTGCCTGCCATCAAGGACGTACCAGCGTTCCATGTCCAGCATCCTTTGCCTATCTTCCTCTAGCCATTCCTGTTGATACATAAGTTCCTCTATTTATATCCCCTATTCTTTACATCTTCTTCTCTCCTCTTCCTTAAATATTCATTAAACCCTCCTTGATCTGTTCTTAACCCATCAACTAATCCATGCTTCGCTCTATAACTTCTCATGTATTTCCCATACTCCTTTCTCTCACTCCTCGTAAAATCTCTCGCTAATTCCCCTCCACTTGGATCTCTCTCAATCCCTACCCTCTCCTTCATTTCTTTCATCAGATACGTATCCTTTCTCTTAATCATAATCTTTAATGCTTGGTCGCCTAAATAACTTACACCCACGCAGAACTAACACAACCCCTCAGAATGTTTCAACATGTAAACACGGAACATTGACGACCAATCCGATTCCCTATATAAACAGACGGCAGGGTTTTTAACGAAACGCACCGATACTCTCCTCCACTTACCTCGATAAATAAATACATCGCCTCGCTTTTCCTTGTATTAGCGGGGCTTTTCCATTTTATTGCTCGCGATTAAGTAGGCTTCGTCGTCGTTCATTAACTTATTTTCCCCCTTGGCCCCCCTAATCGGCCTGAAAAAAAGAAAAAAATTCTACAAATGCAAATATTTTGCAAGTTCAGGGCCAGCGGGGCAGGTGGGGCTTGGACTTCATCGAAGTATTAATTCGCTGAAGTATTTCTGCCCCTGGTCGAACGGCTGGACCAGATCCAAAGGAGTCCGGCAGGCAAGCGGACAAGTGAGAGCCCGCCGCGGGAGGCTGAAGGGCAGGGAATACAACAGAGTGTTAAGTTTTAAAGGCTAAGTCTACGGGGGCGAAGAGTGCCGACTATTGTCAGGGAGTGCTTAGGCACAACCACGACCGCAACTAGACAAATGAAGATTACTGAAAAGTCCTTAAAGGCTGATATCTATGCAGCCTTTCTTGAAGCAAGAACAGAAGTCCAGCTGGTCAAGAATGAACTGGAAGCCCTGAAGGGTAAACAGTCTGGTCTTATTAGTTGGACAGCTCAAAGGGACAACTTACAGGCCCGTTATGACATCCACCAGAAGGAAGTTGAAGCGGTAAAGCTTGATGTTGTTGCCTTCTCTGCTTGGTTTGAGAGGACAGTCAGAAGCCTTAGCCAGCAATTGGCTCAAGGTTAATGATCTCAGCATGGAGGGCTTGCGAGCCTTCCACGCTGGGCTCTGGTCCAGCATTACCGCGACCAAAAAGGTATTTAAATGACAATTAAAAAAGAGACTTATTTCATCGAGTGCGGAGATAGATACCGCTTTGATTTTGATTTGTGTAGACCTTCTCAGGGCTACTCCCAAGTTGATACAAAGCAGGACGCCTCATACTACGGCCATTGGGCCAGCCCATTTGATTTTAAATTGGTTGGCTATGTCGAGGGCGATGTAACTATTTCAATAGCACCGAATAAAGAAGAGTTTGTCGACCTGATGCGCTCGACTGCTAAATGGTACACAGACAACGATGACAAGCTAAACATCGACCCAATGTGTGACGAGAAGCAGAAACAAGCCTGGAAGGATTTAGGACTAGCTGATTTATTGCATTGATGGCATCCCAGAGCCCTACGGGGCTCTCTGATGCTTTCAGCATCGACCACGACCTTTGTTTTTTTTATGACTAAAGAACTTGTGAAAAGCTACGTGTTGAAGCTGGTCGCAGCTCTCAATAAATGCGTAGAGAATGATGACCCGCGCATTAGGAGTGAATTTAGTTTCACTGCAGGAAAAAAGTATTTCAAGATCGGCACTATTTTTAAAGGTGATCTAGAAGGGATGAAAAAATTTAAAGGAAGACTAGGTTCTATCCATGCCTTAATAGATATGAATACTGGCGATGTTTTCAAGCCAGCGGGAACCAATAGCCCTGCCAAAGGTATTCGATTTAATTTATTAGATCAAAAGTCAAGAGAACTTTGTCTCTCTAGGGCTGATCAATACGGCGGCTATCTATACAAAAGAGGTTAATCATGGCTACTAATCACAGAGACGAGGACTTTTTTCGCGCCATCTTCGTTGAATTTCCAAGACCGGACGGCTGGGATTACTTAAGCGATACTGAGCAAAGATTTATCGAAGCAGAGGAGGAACACGAAGCCAATGCCTAAACAGTACAACTCAGAGACTGAAAAGGAACTGCATTTGCTGAGACTATCCAGCGAACGCATAGAAAAATATCTCAAAGAACTTTTACCAAAGGAGGTTAAACGTGCAAAGAAAGGATCTACCTAAAGCTCTGGTAGGTCATTCATTATTATTAATGGGGGGCGTAGTGATACTCCCCGCTTTTATTTATTTAGTGATGTTCCTATTGGAGCCATTTGTTGTTTTTGGATTTGGAACTTATTTGATATGGACATGCCTGAAGAAAAATTAAACGCTTTCTCTTTGTTACTAAAAACATTGAGACATAACAGCAAAAGACACACATGCCCTTCTGCCCTCCAGGTCGAAGTCCTGTTGCATGTAGCGGTAAAGCCTAGAACCTATGAAGAGCTGGCTACTTTAACCAATACAAAAAATGGGGCTATCTCCAGAGCAATCACAAGCATGGCCCCAAGAGTACATAAAGGGGAATTAATTTTGCCCAACATTTATTTACTAAATAGAGATTATGACTCTTCAAAGAAAAGATTTAAGGTGTCTTTATCAACGCCTGGAAAAGAGTTGATGAAAGAAATCGGATTATCTAGCTCTACAGGGACGTAACAAATGATACTCAGGGATACTTTTCCTATACAAACTGGTGTAACCACTGCTAAGCGGGAGTCCTCCTGCCTTGTAAAGTTTTTATTCTATCCGTTAAGACTTGTCGCATGAACCCCGGTAAATCTAACATCACACTTATATTGAGCTTGATTCTCCCTATTCGCACTGGAGAGATTCATCTTGCCATTTATCAGCACCCCGTTCAAGATCCTAAAAGGATACGAATTGAGGGAACTGTGAGTCGCAAGAGATCGCCTCCAACTGAACCATGGATTTATCCAAACTCTCTAACGCTCTTGAAGCATTGGGCTCTCTTGCCCCAGGTAATTTCCCTATTCATCACGCGCAAGTTCTTCTATACATTGCGGAAACAGGGAGTTGCACGTATCGAGATATAGAAAACAAATTTGATGTGACCAATGCTTCAGCATCAAGAATTGTCCACACCCTCAGCGAAACTGTCCGCCATCGTGAGACTTGCCTTGGCCTTGTAGAGATCTATATAGACCCAGAGGAAGGCAGAAGGTACAGAGTCAGACTCACGAAGAAAGGTAAAGCAAAGATCAGATCGCTTGAGGGTATCTAACCCACAAACCACGACCAATGGCCCACGTTATAAATACAAGCGTCACCCGCCGGAAGATTGGATGGGTGGTTGATGTTAAATACAGTGACGGGAAAAGAAAGCAGTTAAGTAATAAGAAATGGACAAAAAAGGAAGCGATAGCCAGAGAACTTGCCATTCAAATGCTCGACTCCTCTATGCCTGGAGCTGGAGCAGAAGGTCTATACACCCTTAAGCAAGGTTTTAATGACGCAGTTAAATATGTCTGGTCGACTTGTGTCCCAAAAGGTCAAGAAACTCTTTCAGGAAGAGCTATGGATGTATTGGATTACTTTGGCCCGAATACACCTATTACTTCAATTAACGCTGCAAAAGTAATTGAATACAGAAAATATTTAATAGAAAGAAAAAATAATTCTAATTCAACAGTTAATTACAAGGTAAGTGCTCTCCGAGTAATGAGAGAACAAGCAATTGTTCATGGAGGAGTTGAAAGCGTACCTGTATTACCAAAAAATTTAAAAATCAATAAAAAAGAGATTGAAGTTTGGGAAGACGAGGAAAGATCCTTAATTGAAAAGTATTTAAGAAAGATTTGCAGAAAAGATGCTGTTCGTCATTTTGAATTTCTATGTGAAATGGGATGCAGGCCCATTGAAATGGAGAGAACAACAAAAGCGAGTTACAACTTGGAAGCAAATCCTCCGACGGTAACTTTTTTCAAGGCAAATAATGACAACAAAAATGGCAATAGAACCCTGCCTCTAACGCCAAAGGCTCACAAAATGCTGGTCGAACAAATATTAAATATGCGACAGGACCAGGGGCAAGTCTGGCCTTTAACATGCGACGCTCTCAGGTTTCAAATTAAAAAGGCATGTAGAGAATGTGAAATTGAAGAGAAGAGCTCAGAAATAAAGATTACAAGACATACTTGTGGATCACGACTAGGTAATGAAGGATGTACTGCCCTAGAGATTGCAAACTGGTTGGGCCACTCTTCTACTCAGATGTGCGAAAAGTACGTCAAGATGAATAGTGAAAAACATACGACAGCATATAGAATCCTATCGAAGCGGGTCTAGCGATCTGGTGAACGCACCAAACTCATAATTTGGCTCAGGCGAGTTCGATCCTCGCGACCCGCATTGCAACATTTTTGTAAAGTTAGTTCGATGAATTCGGTGTCGCAGACCACTTGCATCAATCTTTTGCAAGTTTGCATGAAATAATAGTGAAACCTATTGCCATTACTGGGCTCAATCGACCTCATAATTCGATGAAACAATGTCTTAGCCCCCGTGGAGCAAATATTTCGAGTCACTGTGTAGCAATTAATCCTGGCGATACGACCGAGTAACGAATAACTTGCATTTGCAAGCGCGATTTATTGAGTTGCAAGATATTCGAGCCCTTGAAGAGGAGCAATTAGCACGACAGTTTCGTGCCGAAAAAAGAGCTGAAGAAACACATAAAAGTAATGAAAGAAAACTTAAACAGATAGGAAAAGAAAGCGCATTAATTTATGGCAGGAAGTTATATGGCTTATTGGTTGATGATCTAAGCAGCCGATTAAATAAAACTTTTATTGAATTTATAGAGAATCCCAATAAGGCAAGATTTCATGGAGCTGCGATTCCTTTCTTTGATCCTTTTAAGTCTCCAGAGCATGTCGCAACCATCGCCCTGGTCGCGACCCTTGATCAATTAAGTAGAAGACAAAGAATTGCCACGTTTTGCCAAGGGCTAGGAGCTGCGGTTGAGAAAGAGATCCGATTAATGAGGCTGGCTGATAAGAATCCTGTGGAGCTGCGGCACTTAATGAGGCAAGGCTTGAGCCGGAACAAGATCAGCACAATGGAAATAATGCGGAAAATGGGATGTCCCGTTCTCCCTTTTAATGATTTAAGCAGGCTTCATATTGGTCAATTCCTTTTAGATCACATAGTTCATACAGGCTTGATCAAAGTTATTACGAGAAAGATTGGTCGGACTACTCCCAAATTTGTAGTTCCTACTGATCACGCAGAAAAAATCATTAAGAGCTGCCCACCCTCTACTTATAAGGTTGCTTATTCGGCATTGGTTTCTATTCCTCATCCTTGGCCTGGGCTATATGGAGGAGGCAGGCCAGGTAATGAAGAGAGTTTCGTTAGAGTCCCAATTCACGACG